AAAGGAGCCATTGAAGCTTTTGCTGCAATTCCCCCTTGAACATTTAAAGTATAGTCGGTTGCAGTTACTAAAGTACCTGTTGGATAATTGATATTCCCGCCTGGGCTTGATGTATATCCACCATCGGCTGCTGCCCCACCCGCATTACCAGTAGACCATAATCCTACTCCACCTCCTCCTGTAATACGTCTAGTCCCATCACTAACAGTACCACCAGCACCACCAGTATTATTACAAATTGTGCCTCCTGATGCAGATCCACCAGCCGCACCTGCTAAGGTTCCACCACCTGACGTTCCACCCGACCCACCGTTACCTGTCATCGTTGCTATATCTGAACCAGCTAGGGACGAATTACCGCCATCTGCTCCTGCACTTGTTGAATTTTCTTTTTTAGCACCACCAGCACCAACAGTAACAGTGTATGTAACGGCAGAAGAAAGTTTTAAAAGACTAATAGCACATCCTCCTGCACCACCACCAGAAGCTCTATTTGTATTGGAGGTGTTTACAAATGCCCCAGATCCACCAGCACCTATAACATATACATAGGCTTGCATTGTAAAGGCTGGTGTCCAACTTGTAGAACCAAAAAATGCAATATTTGGTAATGCTCTTCCTGCTGTGTTATTTCCAATTACAGCCATTTTAAAATCTCCTTAGATTTCTAAAAATCCTATAGTGCCATCAACATATACAAGTTGAGCAGCATTGCCACTAAAAATTGTAGCATCTGCCGCTACAGAGTTTATATTTTGTGAGTTCCTTCCTACGGTGACTGTACCACCACCTGTAGCCTTAATAGTTACTGTGTTTCCTGCACTAGCACTAGCAGGTAAAGTTATAGTAACTGCACTTGAACTATTTACAATTATCTGATCACCTACTAAAGCCGTGTATGCGCTCGTTTTGATAAGCCATGAGTTGTAAGCACCACCAACAGTTGCAAAAGATAACACGCCACTGCCATCAGTGGTTAATACCTGACCGTCATCACCATCAGATGAAGGCAATGTAAGCGTTATATCTGCGGTACTTGCTGGGCCAATCAACGTAACTTTGTTTGTACCGTTATCACTGTCTTCAAAGAACTCAATAAAGCCTGCGCTTGTCGCACCATTTTTAAGCTGTATTCCTGCATTTGCTATGGGCGTTGTAAGAGTCGGTGTGGTAAGAGTTTTATTGGTTAGGGTGTCGGTCGTTGTCTTGCCAACCAAGGTATCTGTAGTAGCTGGCAGTGTTAGCGTGATGTTGCCGCTAAATGCGCTATGTGCGGGGGCTAATATCCTTGCATAGTGAGCGTTTGAGCTTTCGCAATAGAAGTCAATGTAAGACTGCGCTCCACCATTTTTTAATGAAATTGCACCTTGACTAATCGCTACTCCATTTGTTGATCCACCCGCCACACCAAGTGTTCCAGCGATGGTGACGTTGGTCGTTCCAGTTGGAATCTCAAGAACATCCGCATCCGCATCGTTCTTGATGGTGACATCGTTTGTTGAGCCTTGACCCGTCAGTATCAAACCTTCAGCGGCAGTGTAGCCTATTGCTGCGTTATCTCCAGCCGATGTGTCGGCGGTTGCCTCAAGCGTTGTTCCTGTTATAACCCCAGAGGCCGTAACAGTTGCAAGGGTTGTTGTGCCTGTCAGGTCTAAATCAACAAGCGCATCAACTACCGCTGCACCTGATCCCGCGCCATCTAAATAAACGGCTTTGACCGCACTGTTTGCAATATTTACAGTAGCACCAGATCCTTGTTTGATTGTGATGATCTGAGAGCCTGTCGTTGCGTTCTCAATAAACATCAATCGAGAAACTGTGTTTGGCGCAATGGTTAACACTCTAGTTGTAGAAAGCGTAGCAGATGATGTGACTTTAAAATAAATTGAACGGGCTGGATCTGTCGCTCCATCAGCAACAGTAGTCGTTGCATTTGCGTCACTAGCAAAACAGTCCTGTGTGCCAAAACTTAATGCTTCTGCAATTAGCTCCAGATTGGTATTTGTTTCTGACCCCCACGTACCAGAAGAATCTCCTGTGGCGATCTCTTTTAATCTTAAATCATTTACATAAGTTGCCATGTTATAAACCTCATGCGGCTATGCCCGTTGGTGTTACTATATCTTGCCAAGCTGGCGTTTGCGATGTATCAATTGGCCCCCAGACATTGACGGGTCTGATTGATCCAATGGCTGATACACCTGTCACTGCAAATGTTACTGATATGCCTACAATTTCAGTGCCAATTGCACCAGTCGCAGAAACCCCTGTTAGAGTTAAATTTACATCCCCAAGCGTTGCAACAGTGCCAATAGCCCCTGTTGCTGCAACTCCGGTGACAGATACAGGTTCAACTTCTCCCCACGTACCAGATCCCCATGTGCCCCGTCCCCAACCAGTTAATTCAGGCATCAAGCAATCCTGATTATTGCGTTACTCGCGTCTGCGGTAGGAAAGGTGATTGTGAAGTCACCTGCCGTTGCAGTCTTATCGCCACCAAAATCTAAAACACATACCGCTCGGTCTGAATTGGTGTCATTGTAGATTACTGCGCCTCTGGCTGTAATTGTTACCGTAGAAAACGTCAGGTTCGCAAAATCGGCAAAGCCTGTCGTTCCGCTAGAGTCGGGGTTGATGTTTGTTAAAGCTGCGCCAGCGGCAGTGTAGTTTGTTCCGCTTGCTTCACCAGAAGTCGTATAAGCTGTTGTACCTGCTCCCAGACTTGCAGAACTTGTATACAAAGCCAACTTAAAGCTGTTGCCGCCACTTGCCAAAAAATTGTGCTTTGCCTCAAGTAATTCTTTCTTGAAGCTAGTACACATAGCCTGAGATATAGCCATTACAATCTCCTAATTATGTCTGCCATTTCTTTCTGTTGATTCTTTTCCAGTATTGCTGTTAACGTGGTTCTATCGCTTTTAATCGCTTCTACCATGTAAAACAATATCGCCGTATAAACCTGATCTTTAAAAGCCTGCGCCTGTTCCTGAATTGCAGGATGCGAGTTACTGCCTACAGAAACAATTCTATTTGTTGCCTTCTCTGCCCAGAACTCTACATCATGCCCCTTATGTTCTGTAGTAGAGACATCAACAATAGGCGTGTCAGGCAGATTCATACTAGCCTCAAACATCAGGATCTCGACTTCCTGACAGTGCCTGACCTATAGCTATCTGTTGTGTTGTAACCTTCACCCAGAGACTCTAGCCTTGCTAGTGACTCATCATACTTTACCTGATACAACTGCATCAAATCAGGATCACCTTTCAAGAAGATATACCCTTCCAAAAGACAACCATAAAGCAATGCGTTTTCTGCATTGGTTCCAAGCCAGCTTGTTCCGTCTGATGTGACTGTTATTGATAAAGGCTTGTAAAAATAATGCAACTCGGTTGTAAAATCTGCATTAGGGGTCGGGCCAAGTATAAAAGTAGCATCATCAAACAAAGCATAATACTTTGGCACTCCAGTTGTTGTGCTAACTGGATAAGCCTGCCTGATAAAGTTAACGTCTTTGTTCAAAAGATATTCAAAGCCGCTGTTGTCAAGTGCTAACGAATAACTTGCAAGAAAGTCATCTGGCGTATTGAGATACTCCTGATTAGCCGTTATCGATCCCGTTACATTTCGTCTGAAGTTGGGAAGCTGAACTGACTTCAGTATCCTTTCTTCAGCGCGGGTTATAATCAGGGGAAGCTCTGCAACAAATGTTTCTTCCGTTGTTTCAAGATAATCCTGAATCGACGCTTTTAATGTGGTGAATGTCCACGCCATATCACTTACTCTTTACGGCAGCTTTTTTTGCTGGTTTTTTCTTTGGCTTTGCTTTTTCCGCAGACTTTTTGACTGGTTGCATTTCAGCAAGTTTTGCATCCGCTTCTGGTTTGGTCATCGGATTAAACACAACAATGTCGTACTCACCGTATTCACCGATTTCACCGTTTGGGTATTTAGTGCCAATCTGATAGACAGGCTCTCCTGAAGCAAAATTGCCGTTTTGAAACACTTCTAGCTTTGCCATAATCAATACCTTAGCTGATTGTTATTGTAACCCTTCCAACTTCACCAGTAATATCAAGTCCAACTGTTCTGCTTCCAAGTTGCGTAACACCGCCGCCAACTGGATTAAACGCAAAAAACTCCCTGCTTTCAACGAGGGATCTATCTGGTCTTGGGTTTCTCAAAGACTGGTTGTCTGTCAGATGCAACTTGCCTAGCTGTAACTGAGGTTGATCTTTGTCAACAACGTCTCTACCGACCAACATACCTGTAGGTCTCTGGTTTAGTATCTGTGGGACTAGATCAGTCAGCTTATAACGAAACCCTGTTCTGTCGCAAAAACCAAAAGCATATTTACCTGAAGCATACTTAACCATTTACTGACCATAACTATAACTGTAAGGAACAAATTGAACAGTTGCTTTAACTCTATCTTCTTCAGAAGCTAATCTAAATTGCTCTTCATAATATTCTTTTAA